CGATGTACATATAAATCTTCACACTGGTGAATATAATTAGAAAGATATCTATAGGGCCAGACTACACAAAGGGTATGCATTACGTGGTCGGCCAGGAGGTTCTTAACAGGAGCTATGTCATAGAGTCCATATTAAAGACCGATCATTCTGTATGTATATGGATAAAAAAGGATGACGAGGTTGTCATGTGGAAGGAGTTCTTGAACACACTCCCTATGTCTTTAGAGTTTAAAATAGATTTCTAATGAAGTCTCCATATTGCTTCATAGTTGAACCTGTATCTGGACGTAGGTATGACAATATACGTGTATACGATGGCAACGCATTTATAATAAGTTCGTCACAGGAGGATCACACGGTCTCAAACAGACTTGCAAAGGTTGTATCGATACCTACATATTATTCTGGACCTGTTAGAGAGGGAGACATAGTTATCGTTCATCACAACGTGTTTAGGTATTATTACGATATTAAAGGTAAGCAGAAGAGTAGCTGGCACTATGTGATGGACAATGTATTTATAGTTGAGCCTGATCAGGTGTATCTTTATATGAGGGGCGGTAAGTGGAACGCACCTTCTCCGTTCTGTTTCGTTAGACCTATAGAGTCTGAGGATCATATGTTCACACAGGTAGGTTCACTTGAGCAGCTTTGGGGTGAATTGGTGTTTAAGAATGATGATATAGATTACGTATCTTGTGGAGACATTATATCGTTCACTCCTGATAGTGAGTATGAGTTCAGGATAGGTGATGAGATACTGTATAGAATGTACAACAGAAATATATGTCTAAAAAGGTAGAAATATTAGAGGCCGCTAAGTTGGCGATTGATGAGCTTATAAAGGTTCTAAAGGAGCCAATAATAACTCATGCCGAGGACGATATAACGGCTGATAAGATGAAGAACGCTGCATCTGCTAAGAAGCTAGCATTCGACGATGCCTTGGCTATGCTTCACAAGATAGAGGACGAAGAGAATGCCAAAGAGGAAGTTAAAGAGATAGATGCTGGCAAGCAGGGTTTCGCTGAAGGTAGGGCTAGAAATGGAAAATAATCTATATAAAATATCGAATGATCATATAAGTAAGAACGCATTAAATGCAAGGAACAGGGCAAAGAAATGGGTCTACGGTTATGACAAGGATTACGATCTTATTGTAATATCAAAGGACGGCACTATAGGCGACATATATGACATAAATGGTCTAAAGATAGCCATACCAAAGGCACCAAAAGATATAGATACAGAGAACGATAGATGGGTTCCTCATGAATACCCTAGAGAGCTTTCAAAGGTTAGGACAATATTTGATTGGAACAGGAAGGATAATAAGTTCAAGTCAAAGTATGTGGACTACATAGAGGGAGAGTTCGATAAGAGGGATTACGGGCACTGGTTCAATAATAATGGCAGGCATACATATATGACAGGGACACACTATATGTACCTGCAATGGACAAAGATAGATGTGGGGCAGCCAGACTTTAGGGAATCTAATAGGATATTCTTTATATACTGGGAGGCATGCAAGGCAGACAGTAGATGCTTTGGTATGTGCTACCTAAAGAACAGGCGTTCTGGTTTTTCTTTTATGTCCTCTTCTGAGGCTACAAACACAGGAACAATAGTTAGGGACTCAAGGATTGGAATACTGTCAAAGACAGGGTCAGATGCCAAGAAGATGTTTACGGACAAGGTGGTTCCTATCGTTAGGAACTACCCGTTCTTCTTCAAGCCTATTCAGGACGGTATGGACAATCCTAAGACTGAACTTGCGTTTAGGGTTCCTGCCAGTAAGATTACCAGGAGAAATATGGATGAGGAGAAGGATGACGATATAGATGGACTAGACACCACCATAGACTGGAAGAATACATCTGACAACAGCTATGACGGTGAGAAGCTTCTTCTTCTTGTGCATGACGAGAGTGGTAAGTGGGAGAAGCCTGAAAATATTTTAAACAACTGGAGGGTTACAAAGACATGTCTAAGACTGGGTAGTAAGATTATAGGTAAGTGCATGATGGGATCTACATCAAACGCACTATCAAAGGGTGGTGGTAACTTTAAGAAGCTATACATGGATAGCGACCCAAATGTTAGGTCTGCCAATGGACAGACGAAGAGTGGTCTATATTCGCTATTCATACCTATGGAATGGAACTATGAGGGATATATAGATGAGTTTGGTTGGCCAGTTTTTGAGGATCCAGAGTCTGAGGTTACAGGAGTTGATGGTGAGCCCATACATAACGGTGTGATAACATACTGGAATAATGAGGTGGCCTCACTGAAGTCTGATCCAGATGCATTGAACGAGTACTATAGACAGTTCCCTAGGACAGAGTCTCACGCATTTAGGGATGAGTCAAGGCAGTCTATATTTAACCTCACTAAGATATACCAGCAGATTGATTATAATGACTCGCTAATAAGAGACAGGGTTATAACTAGGGGTTACTTCCACTGGAGAGGTGGGGAGAAAGATACCGAGGTTATATGGACACCAGACAAGAAGGGCAGGTTTATTGTTTCCTGGATACCAGACTCAAAGCACAGGAATAATGTTATAGAGAGGGGAGGTGTAAAGTATCCTGGGAATGAACACATGGGATCTTTTGGATGTGACCCGTATGATATATCTGGGGTTGTTGGAGGTGGAGGTTCAAACGGTGCTCTTCATGGCCTGACTAAGTTTCATATGGAGGATGCTCCGTCTAATGAGTTTTTCTTGGAGTATGTAGCTAGGCCTCAGACTGCAGAGATATTCTTTGAGGATGTTCTTATGGCTTGTGTATTTTATGGTATGCCTATGCTTGCTGAGAATAACAAGGCTAGGCTATTGTACCATTTCAAGAACAGGGGATACAGAGGATTTTCTATGAACAGGCCTGATAAGCATAAAAAGAGACTGTCTAAGACAGAGTTAGAGATAGGCGGTATACCTAACTCCAGTGAGGATGTTAAACAGGCTCATGCGTCAGCTATTGAGTCCTATATAGAGGAGTATGTAGGCTTTGATTCTGAGGGTGTATACAGGCAGCCAGGAGAGATAGGTAGTATGTACTTTACGAGGACACTTGAAGACTGGGCTAAGTTTGAGATAAATAACAGGACAAAATACGATGCCTCTATAAGTTCAGGGCTTGCGATTATGGCTAACAAAAAGTATGTTTTTGACAATCAGAAAAAAGAATCAAAAATAAGTATTAAATTTGTAAGATATGACAATCGTGGAAATAGAAGCGAAATAATAAAATAATGGAGAAATCTTCAGTAGCAATTTATCAATCACCCTTCCCAAACCAGATGGCTTCGGACGAAGAAAAGTCTTCCGAGAAGTATGGACTAAAGGTAGCAAAATCTATAGAAGGAGAATGGTTTAGAAGAAAAGGAAACTCTTGTCGTTTTTACGACCAATGGGGTGAGTATCATAGACTAAGGCTTTATGCTAGGGGAGAACAACCCGTACAGAAGTACAAGGATGAGCTGTCTATAAATGGCGATATGTCTATGTTGAACCTTGACTGGAGTCCTATACCAATCATACCTAAGTTTGTCGATATCGTGGTTAACGGTATGAATGACAGGCTTTACAAGGTTAAGGCTGAGGCTCAAGATGTTATGTCTGCAGAGAAGAAGAATGCATTCCAGGACATGATCGAGAAGGAGATGGTGTCCAGAGAGTTTATAAGCCTGACAAAGCAGGAGTTTGGTATCGATGTGAGTAACATGGACCCAGATCAGCTTCCTGAGGATGATGAAGAACTTTCGCTATACATGCAGCTTAAGTATAAGCCAAGCATAGAGATAGCTGAAGAGGTAGCGATAGACACAATATTCAAGATGTCAGACTACCCAGAGATTAAGAAACTTTTTGATTACGATGTCACGACCATAGGTGTCGGTGTTATGAAGCACGAGTTCCTTGTGAATGACGGTGTAAATATAGAGTATGTAGATCCAGCAAACTGGATACACAGCTACACAGAAAAGGAGGACTTCTCTGACTGCTACTACTTCGGAGAGGTAAAGCAGGTTCACTATACAGAACTATTGAAGATAAATCCAGACCTTACAGATGAGCAGCTTACAGAGATAAAGAACGCTAGCTCTGCATGGTATGAATACTTCCCTATAGTTAGAAACTATCAGGACGATACATTTTTGAATGAGGTTGTTACACTTCTATACTTCAACTACAAGACCACAAAGAGATTTGTTTGGAAGAAGAAGTTGTTGGAGAATGGAGGGGAGAGAGTAATACGTAAAGGAGATACGTTCTTCCCACCAATGGGAGAGGGCGTACCATTTGAGGTTATAGAGGCACCAAGAGAGGTGTGGTATGACGGTATACTTGTAGGTGGATCTAACATACTACTGAAGTGGGAGATGATGCGTAACATGGTTAGACCTAAGTCCGCATCTCAGAAGGCTATGCCAAACTATGTTGCACATGCACCTAGGATGTACAAGGGTAACATTGAGTCATTGGTTAGACGTATGGTTCCATTTGCGGATCAGATACAGCTGACACACCTGAAGCTACAGCAGGTTATGTCTAGGGTTGTGCCTGACGGTGTATTTATAGATGCCGATGGACTGAATGAGGTAGACCTTGGAAACGGTGCTGCATATAATCCTGAGGATGCGTTGAAGTTATACTTCCAGACAGGTAGTGTTGTCGGTAGGAGTTACACGCAGGATGGAGACTTTAATAATGCAAGGGTTCCAATACAGGAGCTAAACTCAAACAGTGGACAGTCTAAGATGTCTGCACTCATAGCAAACTACAATCACTACCTAAACATGATTAGGGACGTGACGGGTATCAATGAGGCTAGGGATGCATCTACACCAAACCCAGACGCACTGGTAGGAGTTCAGAAGCTTGCGGCATTAAATTCAAACACTGCGACTAGACATATATTAAACTCAGGTCTCAATGTTACAAAGAGGATGGCTGAGAGTGTATCTCTAAGGGTTGCAGACATACTTGAGTATGCAGACTTCAGGGAGGAGTTTGCAATGCAGATAGGTAAGTATAATATAGCCATACTTGATGATGTAAGGGATCTTTACCTTCATGACTTTGGTATATTTATAGAATTGTCTCCAGACGAGGAGCAGCAGCAAGCACTTGAGGCAAATATATCCATAGCACTGCAGCAGCAGACTATAGACCTTGAGGACGCTATAGATATAAGAAACATAAACAATATCAAGCTCGCAAACGAGATGCTTAAGGTTAAGCGTAGAAGACGTATGGAGCAGCAGCAGAAGCAGAAGCAGCAAGAGGTTCAGATGCAGCTTCAGTCTAATTTACAGACACAGCAGTCTGCGGCAGAGCAGAAGGCTCAGATTATACAGCTTGAGGCTCAGGCTAAGGCACAGGTTAAGCAGGCCGAGTCTATGTATGAGATAGAGAGGATGAGGGCTGAGGTTGAGGCCAAGAGAGAGCTGATGGATTTAGAGTTCCAGTACAATATGCAGCTTAAGGGTATAGAGGTAGAGGGCCTTATGGATAGAGAGAGTAAGAAGGAGAAGGCTAAGGATGACCGTATAGACAAGCAGGCCAGTAGGCAGTCCGCACTTATAACTCAAAGAAAGAACAACCTACCTACACAAAATTTTGAAAGCACTGAAGACACTCTAGATGGTTTTGACTTAGAGTCGTTTGGTCCTAAATAGGATATAAATATAATTAGTAACTTTGTAAAAAATATAATTAAATGGAAATTAAAGTAAAAGCAGTTGACTTTGAAGAGAAGTCGACACAAGAGATTGAGAAGGAGTTATTAGACAAAGTAGAAAATGAAAACTCTGGAGAAGACGAAGCTAACGTGGACAGAGTGGAAGAAAGCACTGAGAGTGCCTCCGCCCCACAAGAGCAAGAAGATATACAGCCGCAAGGCGAAGCACAAGAATTGTCAATAAAAGACGAAGACGTTCTTTCATATATTGGTAAAAGGTACGACAGGGAGATAAACTCCTTGGACGAGCTATTCGAACAGCGTAATGCTAATGAAGAGCTTCCTGAGGATGTTTCTGCATTCCTGAAGTACAAAAAGGAGACAGGCCGTGGTATAAATGACTTCATTAAGATCAATAAGGATTATAATGATGTTGACGACGACCAGCTACTACGTGAATACTATCTCGACCAGAACAAGGATCTAGACTTAGAGGATGTTCAGTTTGAGATAGAGGACAGGTTCCACTATGACGAGGATCTCGATGAAGAGAGAGATATCAGATTAAAAAAGGTAGCAAAAAAGAAAGAGCTTGCTAAGGCAAGAGACCACTTCAATCAGTTGAAGGAGCAGTACAAGGTTCCACTTGAGTCAAGGGAAGGCTTTGCTTCTGAGAAGGATATGGAGGAGTTTAATGCCTACAAGAAAGAAAAAGAGGCAGCGACTGCAAACGATCAGGAGCTTGCTAAGAGGGCTCAATACTTTTCAAGTAAGACGGGAGAGTTATTTTCTGAGAATTTCGAAGGTTTCGGATTCAATGTATCGGAGGATAAGAAGCTTGTCTATAAGCCAGCTGACAGCAAGACCTTGCTTAATGAACAGTCTGATCTTAATAACTTTGTTAATAAGTTTACAGGTGACGACGGTTTTATTAAAGATATCGAGGGATTCCATCGTTCTATAGCTGTGGCTTCAAACCCTGAAAAGTTTGCCAAGTATTTCTACGAGAAGGGTATGGCAGATGCGGTAAGTGATGTGGCTAAGGAGTCTAAAAACATTGACATGACTCGTAAGTCTACACAGGTTATCAAAAAGGAAGGGTTTCAGGTCAGAAACATAGACGCAGATCGCAGCAATAGATTAATTATTAAAAAACGTAAAAATTAGAAAAAATGGCTGGATCATTACAAACGAGTCCAGGTGTAGCTATAACACCTAGCTCGGTAAAGGCAACATTGCCTACGAATTATATCACCAATTTCGACTTCTTGACACAGTATCTTCCTGATACTTATGAAGCTGAATTTGAGCGATATGGAAACAGATCAATCTCATCATTCTTGAGAATGGTCGGTGCAGAACTTCCTACAAACTCTGACTTAATTAAATGGGCAGAGCAAGGACGTTTACATACTAAATACCAAGGATTAACTCCTGGTGCTTTCTCTGCAGGTGTTCAAACATTCACACTTGCATCTGGTGCTTGTGTATTTAGAGTTAATCAGACAGTTTTATTGTCTGACGAAAGTGCTTCTGTAGCTAAAAAAGGTTTAGTTACTGCAGTTGCTTCTGATGGATCTACATTTGATGTAGCTTACTACAGTGTTGAAGCATCTAACCCTTTTGGATCAAACACTGTAACTGCATTTGTTTACGGTTCTGAGTTCAAAAAAGGATCTGCAGGAATGTCAGGATCTTTAGAGGCTGAGGACGATATCTTCGAGTGTAAACCAATCATCATCAAAGACAACTACGAAGTGTCAGGATCTGACATGGCTCAAGTTGGATGGGTTGAGGTTACAACTGAAAATGGTGCGACTGGATACCTTTGGTACTTGAAGTCAGAGCACGAGACTCGTCTACGATTTGAGGACTACTTAGAGATGGCTATGGTAGAAGGTGTTCCTGCTGCGGTAGGATCTGCTGCTGAAAGTCAGCTGTCTGATAACTCTGCTGCTGGTGTTGTTAACGCTGGTACTCAGGGTATGTTTGACACTATCGAGGATAGAGGTAACGTATGGTCAGGTGGTAACCCATCTGCATTGGCTGACTTTGATACTATTGTACAACGTCTTGACAAGCAGGGAGCTATCGCTGAGAACGTATTGTTCTTGAACCGTCAGTTCTCTTTCGATATCGATGACATGTTGGCTGCTCAAAACTCTTACGGAGCTGGTGGTACATCTTACGGATTGTTTGACAACTCTGAGGAGATGGCACTTAACCTTGGATTCTCTGGATTCAAGAGAGGGTATGAGTTCTATAAGACTGACTGGAAATACTTAAACGATGCTACGCTTCGTGGAGGTTTAGTTGGTGGAGCTATCAACGGTGTACTTGTGCCTGCTGGTACAACTACAGTTTACGATCAAGTTCTTGGTAAGAACGCTAAACGTCCATTCTTACATGTACGTTACCGAGCTTCTGAGGCTGAAGATCGTCGATACAAAACTTGGATGACAGGTTCTGCAGGTGGTGCGATGACTAACGACATCGACAAAATGCAGGTTAACTTCTTGTCAGAAAGAGCACTTTGTGTTATGGGAGCTAATAACTTCGTATTATTCAAAGGATAATATAGACTATTAATATACCAGGGGTTTCGGCCCCTGGTTTTTATTGTTAAATTAAAATAAAATAAAATGCAAAAGAGAAAATCAATACTAGAGCCCAAGGATAGAATATATCTATTAAAGGGAGAGAAGCAACCACTTTCATACTTTATTGCTTCTAAAGACACACCAAGAAAAAGATTACTGTACTACGATGAGGAGAATAATATGAGTAGACCTCTTCGTTACGCACGTAACTCAAACTCACCATTCGTTGATGAGCAGGATAAGAATGTAATTCTTGAGCCTGTTGTTTTTGAGGACGGAGTATTAAGGGTTCCAAAGACAAATCCAGTTCTACAGGAGTTCTTGCACTACCATCCAGAGAATGGTATAGAGTTCTATGAGTTTGACAATGAGAAGGATGCACAGGAGGATGTAGATTTTATGTATAGCGAGCTTGACGCTCAGTTGATGGCTAGAGATATGGACTTCGGAATGATGGAGGCTGTGGCACAAGTGTTACTTGGAGGCAAGGTTTCAAAGATGACAAGTGCCGAGATCAAGAGAGATATTATGCTTTATGCCAAGAGATATCCACAGGACTTTATGGAGACAGTTAATGATCCATCTCTACGTGTAAACAACATAGCATCTAGAGCTATATCTGACGGATACCTGTCACTAAGAAATAACAAGAAGGATATATACTTCAATTTGAAGGAGAACAAGAAGAAGCTTATGACTATACCTTTTGGAGAGGATCCAGTATATGTATTGGCCTCATACCTACAGTCTAATGATGGACTTGAGCTGTTCAAGTTCTTGGATGAAAAGATATCAGATAATTAGTATATTTGTGGTATTATTAACCCATTAAATTTTTTAACAATGGCAAAGTTTTTATCTATACCTGTAACAGGTGAAGGGAATCAATTAGTTTCTGCAGATGGCATTAAACTTATCGAGCAGGCATCTACAACTACAGTGACAATCACTTACGGTGGTGCTGCTGCACAAGATGTTATTACTATTACTCATGCTGCAGTTGCTGCAGGATCTGAAGAGATGAGAGACGTTATTCAAAACGCAGTTGTTGACGCACACAGCTCTGTGTGGCACAATGTTGTTACTTCTGTTTCTCCTTCTAAAGCAGTAAGCGGAATTGCTATCGCATAAGATTATCTTTAACGATCAAGATGAGGCACTTTTTAATCGAAGTGCCTTTTTTTATTTATCTTTGTTAAAACGACACGGATGATTAACGAAGTAAGAAATACCGTACTATCTATAATAAGCAAGGACAACAGGGGATACATTACTCCATTTGAGTTCAATCTGTTTGCAAAGCAGGCACAGCTTGAGATATTTGAGCAGTACATATACTCCTATAGCAATGCTATAGTTAAGGAGAATGCTAGGCTTCATGGAGAGGGATATGCAGACATACCTAAAAAGATATCAGACGTATTAGACACATTCTTTATAAATGCAAGTCTTACGTATTCTGGATCTGAGTTTACTCCACCGACAGACTATTACTTTGTAGATAAGTTGATATACAACAACTCTGTAGAGATAGAGGAGGTGAGTCATAGAAAGATATTAAACCTAATATCATCAAACCTTACTGCACCTACGGTTGCATACCCAGTATACACGCTTGACAATAATGGCTTCAATGTGTACCCTACAAGTATAACATCAAACGTGCAGATAGACTACATAAGGTATCCATTGGATCCTAAGTGGACGTATATAGCTACAAGTGCTACAGACTCTGACCCCTTGTTCTACCCGTCCGCACCTGACTATCAGGACTTTGAGTTACCTAAGAGTGACTTTTCAAACCTAGTTATAAAGATATTACAATACTCTGGAGTTTCTATAAGAGAGGATGACATTATAAAGGCAGCTAAATCTGAAGAGCTTCAGGACGCACAACAAAAACAATAGACAATGGGATACATTACTAACTATCAGTACTATACAAATGGTGGGGTTATACCTGAAGACAGCAACTGGGGTTCATATCAGTATGTCTCAATGTCTGACATAGTGAACAACTTCATGCTGATGTATGTAGGTAACGACAAGCTTGTAAATAATGTCGACAGATATACCGTTATATTTCATGCAAAGAGAGCGATACAGGAGCTCAACTATGACGCACTTAGAAACATAAAGGTCATAGAGCAGGAGATGGGTGACGAGCTAAAGATGGTCATGCCTCCAGACTATATAAACTATGTGAGAATATCTGTACTTAGTGGAAACCTTTTACTTCCATTGACAGAGAACAGGAGACCTATGTCTGCCACAGGATATCTTCAGGACAATAACCTGGACATTATATTTGACGCAGATGGAGAGATAGTTACAGGTGACTCAAAGGTAGATATACTTAGACAGGACAAAACCTTATACACTGGAGGTGGTATATATAGCGGATGCTATGGATGGAACTACAACGGTGACTGGTACTTTGGTTACACTATGGGAGGGCGTTATGGCTTGGATCCAGAGGATGCCAATAACAATCCTAAGTTCAGTATAAACAAGGCAGCAGGGGTTATAGACTTCTCATCTGGGATAGAGAACAAGCACATAGTTCTTGAGTATATATCTGACGGTATGGAGAACGGTGACGACTCCAAGATAAGCGTTAACAAGCTTGCTGAGGAGTACATATACAGTTACCTAAAGTGGGCACTACTTAACAATAAGTATGGGGTTCAGGAGTACATCATAAACAGGGTTAGGAAGGAGAAGATAGCAACCCTAAGGAATGCAAAGATTAGACTAAGCAATCTACACCCTTCAAGACTTTTAATGAGCTTGAGAGGTAGAGCTAAATGGATTAAATAGGTATGGAATTAAAGAAGACTTTCCTTGCAGGTAAGATGAACAAGGACCTTGACGAGAGACTTCTGTCTGGAGGTCAGTACGAGGATGCCTTAAACATCACGATAGACACGTCTGAGGGATCAAACATAGGGTCTATAACAAACTCACTTGGTAATACTGTGGTTGGGAATATAACGACAATCCTAAACACATACTCAATAGGATCGACAAACGCAAGAGCTATAGGTGCGGTTGCATACGAGCCACTGAACCTTATATATTGGTTTGTAGCTGCAGATGAGTATGACGCAATATTTGAGTACAGCGAGATAACGAACACCTTGGAAGAGGTACTTATATGTACAAAGGCCACAGCAAGCACGCCAAGTAAGCTGAACCTAAGTAAGGAGCACCTTATAACAGGGGTAAACTACCTACCTAGTCACAAGGACAATGGTGCACTTTTACTTTGGACAGACAACTACAACCCACCTAGAAAAATAAACATAAAGAGAGCCAAGAGTTACTCGGTTGACGACAGTCGTATAGATATAGATATTGACGTGATACTGAGACCGCCATTAAAGGCTCCAGTGATATATCCAGTGAAGAGTGATGAGGTCCTTTCCAACAACATGGAGGAGAGATTCCTGTACTTTGCATATAGGTACAAGTATGTAGATAACGAGTACAGCTCGATGTCTCCATTTTCAGCCGTAGCATTCAAACCTTCAGACTACAGTATAGATTTCTTGGCTGGGATAAACAAGGCCATGATCAATGAGTACAATCAGTGTAGGATAGTCTTTGAGACTGGTAATGAGTTTGTCAAGGAAATTCAACTTCTTGCATTTGACACCAGAAGTCTAAATGTAAAGATAATCAAGTCTGTAGACAAGGACGGTGACAATAACAACCTTATAGAGTCCAACAGCGTGTCTGACTATGTGTTTGACAATAACAAGATATATGCACCCCTAACGTCTGATCAGGTTACCAGACTGTTTGACAATGTACCTCTTCTTGCTAAGTCACAGGAACTTATAGGGAACAGGCTTGTATATGGAAACTATACTCAGTTTAGAGATATCATTGACACTGACGGTAATAATATAGACATGGACTTTAGCGTGGACTATGTATCAACATCCACAACAGAGAATACCCCGATACAGACATTCAGAACGGACAGAGATTATGAGGTTGGTATCATATATGGAGATGACTACGGTAGGATGACCACGGCTCTAATAAGTGACCAAAACTCTATATATATCCCTAGCTCTGAATCTGCAAAAGGGAACAGTTTAAAGGTTAACATAAAGAATAATCCTCCTCAATGGGCTACAAACTACAGACTGGTCATAAAGCAGGCTAAGAAGGAGTACTACAATATATTTCCCATATGGTTTTATGCAGATGGTTCATATAGATATTTTAGAATAAATGAATCAGACAGAGATAAGTTTGCGGTAGGAGACTATGTTATATTTAAGGCTGACGGTACAGGTCCTACATTTTCAAATAAAAAATATAAAATACTTGAGTTTGAATTTAAGTCTACTGGATTTTTAAACAATGAAGAGGTATCAGGATTATATTTTAAGATTAAGGTTGATAGTACATCTGAATTTAATTATGAATTACTTTCAAATGAAGGATGGGAAGGAGAAAACTTCTCAACTTTACCACCTATATGGGATAAACTCTTCATAGGTTTAGATAAGGTTATATTCTATGGAGAGGGAAGTGCAAATGCTATGGTGGCTTCTCAAATTGGGAACGTCCCTGGACAGGGATTATTAAGACATGATAAAAGGTATACCGTAGAGATTATTGATAAGGATGAGTTTAATACTGGTGATGTTCGTTTTAGAATTACAGATTCATTAGATCTATCATATTGGAATGATAATGTGTTATTAAACGCTGGTGATACATATACTGTAAATACATTAGAATGGCTTAATTCTTCAGGAAGTTCTCAAGCTGTACAGTTATTTACTATACAGTTTCCAATTTCATTTAATTCCTCAACAGGTGAATATATATCTCCAGATGTAAGGGTTGGAGACAAATGGAAGGTAATGGTTAGAGCTTTTGACGGTAACTTTCCAGATACATTTGGTTACTTTACTCAAAACACATACCCTGCAGAATCTGTTTTTCATACGCCACCTCAGTATGATACAGATTTTCCATATTCAAGTCAGTTAAGTGAAATAGATGGAAATTTAAATGGTGCATTATATAGTGGAATGGCCGTAGTAAATGGAGGAGAGCAAGAGACTAATAGTAATGGAGATGAGATAGATAGAATAATACAGCCAGGTGCTCAAATAACTATAAAGTTATGGAGAGATTCAAATAATCAGAATGCATATACAGAGGAGCAATCATTTATATCTCCAGAGAGGTATGAAAATATAGAGGAATGGTTTGTGGAGTCTGGGGCTTATAAAAATTTTATACAGCACGATCATAATGGTAATGATATAGGGTCACAAGGTATAACATTTAGAAGGGCAAAATATGAAGTAGTGCAACCAGGTGTAGATCATAGGACTGGATATCCTAATGGATTACCATTTATAGATCTAGCTACAACTCAAAGAAATTATCCTGTAAGAATGATAATTCAAGGATTTGGTTTTAATAGTATAAACAATCCTGGAAACTGGGTAGGGACAAAATTTACACTAAGGCAAGTCGAAAAACCATTGGTTTGTGAAACAGACGCTAAGGAAGAAGATTTAGAGGTTTACCACGAGGTAACAGACTCTTACGACATCACAAACAACCTTCATAAAGTTGGATGGGACTATGCAGACTTTACATACTCTACAGATGTATTTCCTACGGTACCAGTAGGTTTGGGATACACGGTTTTAGGGCCACTAGATCCTAATAATCCTCAATCTACCGACAGCCCTCATTCTTTCTGTGTGGGTCAGAGTGTGTACGCATCTGGAACATCTAGCGTACCTCAAGGGTATTATACAGTCTTAGCTGTGCCAAATCAGTATTCTATAATTATAGACCTTGCATGGCCAGGATCTGCACCATCAGAGCCAGCAACAGTATTTAAAGAGGATTGGGAGCAGGATCAGTCTGCTAATAACAATGGTGCTATTATAGAGATAAATGACACCACAAGCTATAACTCTCAATACAACTCATTTGCATTCGGTAATGGTGTTGAGTCTTACAGGATAAAGGATGACTTTAATGATCCACAGATGAAATACAGTCCAAGAGTGACAAGTATTATTGAGGACTACGAGAATGAAAGAAAGGAGGCCTCTCTTACATACAGCGGTGTTTTTAGGGGCGACACCTCTATAAACAGACTTAATGAGTTTAACCTATCTCTTGCAAACTTTAAGGATCTAGATCGAGATTTTGGACCTATCGAAAAGCTTTACTCAAGGGAGAGAGATATATTTGTATTTCACCAGGACAAGATAAACAAGGTGATGTTCGGAAAGAATGTATTGTATGACGCTGTAGGTGGAGGTACGGTTGCCTCTATACCAGAAGTTTTAGGTAGTGAGATTCCGTTCCCTGTGGACTATGGTATAAGTAACAACCCAGAGAGTTTTGCCACGAATGCTGGAAACATGTATTTCACAGACGCAAGGAGGGGTGCCGTTGTAGGTATGGAGAAGGGTAATGTATCTGAGATATCGTCCCTAGGTATGACAGACTATTTTAGAGATGAGTTCAAAGGTAGTCCAAATGCACAGAAGCTAGGTGCCTATGATCCATACTCAAACAGGTATACTGTAGCGACTGAGAATACAAGAAACATAAATCCATGCACGTTGTCTATAAGACCTTCAGCTAGGAACGTGACAAGTAATTCAGGTGGGCTATCATTCTTTATGTTTAACATAGACACTCAGCAGCCATGGACTATAACTCTTGTAGACACAGGAGATGGCACGGATTGGGTAAGTCCTGTTACAACATCTGGAAATGGTTCGGCTAATATTTATGCAAATATTGCAAACAATACCACAGGTTCCACAAGAAGTGTTAATTTTGTTGTTACATACTGCACATCGATCACGCAGATATTTACACTTACACAGTCTGTAGGTAGACCTATAATTGTGAGACCTATTGTTATAAATAAACCGACTAAAAAATGAAATTAAAGCAGTCATACGAGTATACAGGAAGTGGGGAGTTTACATATGATAATGTCTTACTTAGTTCTAATGGTATAGCACTATTTGATAAGGTCACTGGACTTGGCGGTATAGGATATGTTCCGTATGATGGATCTACAGTAACAGTAAAGGCAGGAGATCCTTCATCAGAATACCTAGATTTCGAGCCAGGACTAAACAATACTATATATTACCTAGTAAGTGATCAAGAATACACAGAGAAGGATAGTGCTACGATAAAATCTTTAGCGACACCTATACCTGTATATTTTAATGGTACAGACTTTGAAGGTCAGTTTGTATTTAATAACCCAAACAACTATGAAAACCTATACCTAATGTGGGACTATGAGGATAGCATAGGTACAGGCACAGTATCGTACAACGGTATATCTAAAGAAAGATCGATAGCCTTAAATTTAGGTAGTGATATAGGTCTTGCAGGTGTATCTCATCAGGTTATAGATGAACCCACAAGGTTTAAGGTGGAGTGGAATGGAGCTGTAATCTTAGACACTGGATATATAGGTCTAAACTCTGTAGCTAACTATAATGCACTTATAGCTGCTGGGGTGAGTGAGGATGATATAAGCCTACACAAGCCTCTTGATGGATTGGTAAATAATGGAAATGGAAGTTTATTGTTTGATAAGTATTCATCTGTTGATGACGCAAGAGTTATTGTAGACTCTCCATTAGCAAACACTATATGGATATTAAATAGAGTTAGTCCAAGCTTAAAACCTTTTTATATTGATACAGTAGACGCTGACACAAAGGCTAATGCTTGTACACAGTGTCCAACAAGACAGTACTATCATAATGGTATAGGTGTTCTTCCAGCTGTTAATGATAGGATATATATTACTTCAGATGGGTCTCAGATATATAATGGTAATAATTCATTGCATATGATAGATACTGCTTTATGTACTGTTCCAACATCTGCAGGAAAGTCTTTTGTAGGTGTAGACACATCTGGAAATGTGGTATCTATAAATCCATGTGACTGCTTTGAGTATGCAGAGCCATTTATATATCAAGAAAATATATCCATAGATTCTTTAAATCCTGTAAATATTCCAATACAGACACTTGGTAATCCTGAGTCATTTAGTGTTGTATCCAACTGTGTTGAATATATTGTAAATGGAGGTACAACATCTACATTAATAACATATACAGACTGTAATTCTAACGCTGTCACTTTAACTGTTGGTGCTACATTGGTAAGAAATATATGTGCACTATCAACACCCATAATAGTTAGGGGTGATGGATCTGTCGTTTCAAACGGAACATGTCTTTCACATATATTCCCAGAAGGTATTAGTTTTTCAGAGGGAGCTATAATTGGAAATCCAGTGGAGGAGTTATCATTCTCTTTCACAATCAACGCAACCAATTGCTTTGGAACAAGTCCAGACAGAACTATAAATGTGGATATAAAATCCTCTTCAGATTACAAGCCATTCCTTGTGGATGTTAAGAACTTTAAGACTCAGTCTTCTGATGCATGCAGTATAAGTCCAGTATCCAGTATTGAGTTTACGACAATGTATTTCAATGGTCCTAACCCTGTACCTACATTAAGGGATAGGATATATTCAGATCAAGATGGTAGGAGTGTATTTTCAGGTGGAGATAAGTGGTACTTTGTAGACAACTCACAGGAGGTTATTAAGATAGATAAAAACGGATATGTGGCAGAGGTTTATGCATGTCCAGGTACTACAACCACAACCACAAGTACCACGACTACAACAGTACCAGCTGTCGGTAACTATTACACGGCAAGGACATGTGTTACGCCTTCAACTCAGGTTGTTCTTTTAGATACAACACTTTCAGCTATAGTTCCAGGTAATATTGTAAAGACGGACGATGGGAACTGTTTTGAGATCAGCGGAACAACTACAGGATCATACCCATATTATCTAATCGAAAACCCCGTCGTTATATATGCAGACTGCACAACTTGTACTGGAACAACTACAACCACAACAACTACAACGACTACTACAGCACCCGTTATCTCAGCATTCAGTATGGATCCAAGTGCCCAGTCGTCAGATTTTAATGCATGTTCACTTACCCCCTCTCTTTCAACATACTACCACAACGGCAGTGGTTCGATTCCTGCCGTTAACGATTTCGTTTACACAGACGCATTAGGTGCAAACCTGTTTGACGGGGTCTTCAAGTGGTACTATGTAGATGACGGTGGTACTGCGTACACCATACATATATCACACACAGGTCAGGTTCTAAATGTAAGGGCGTGTGCTGGTGTGACAACCACTACCACAACCACAACCCTACCTGTAAACTACTATACATTCACAGACTGTAATGATGTCCCTGTCATAGGAAAGGCTTTTCTTGCTGGTGATACAGTACTAGCAGTTGGTACGCCATTTAAGGGTTTATATGGAGGTATATATGGGTGTTATAAGGTTAGCGGAACAACTACTCCAGGAGGACCTCTTCTGGTTGAAATTACATTTATATATAATTCATGCTTCGACTGTCAAAAAACACTCCCCTAAGATTTATATCTGCACAGCCAGCCACTGACTACTACGCATGGCAGGTTGAGGTCTACATAAACAACTTCATACGGAACGGATACACAGATATAGATGTGGTGTCAGGATTTCAAGGAAAGATACCTGAATCCTGGGGCAAGCTGGTGTCAAGGTATGGTAATGTGGTTGACTTTCACTTCTATGAGGATACAATGGGAGAGGTTAAGTATATACCTGCGATACAGGCACACCTGCTAAAGAAACACTTCGACGAGAACCCTAACAATGGGGCTTTCTTCTTCCATGACGCTGACTTTATATTCACAAGACCACTAGACTTCACGCCATACCTTAACGACCACAACTGGTACTTTTCAGACACCATAAGCTATATCGGTCATGACTACATAGTTAGTAAAGGAGAGGAGGTGCTGGATGCTATGTGTAAGGTTGTGGGTATAGATAAGTCTGTTGTTAAGGCAAACCAAGAGAACAGCGGTGGTGCACAGAAGCTGATGAAGGGACTTACATCTCAGTACTGGGAGAAGGTAGAGAGGGACGGTATAATGCTGTACGACACCATGACAAAACTTCAACATGTAAAGAGGGAGGGAGACCCTTACGGTATACAGGCATGGACAGCAAGCATGTGGGCAGAGCTTTGGAACGGCTGGCTGTCAGGCCGAAATATTGTCGTACCTAGAGAGTTTGATTTCTGTTGGGCTACATGTCCGATAGAGAGATGGAAAGACATGTATTTCTTTCATAATGCTGGCGTGCCCAATATGAATCAACGAATGTTCTACAAGGCTGCATATGCACATAAACTTCCGTATATGGAGGATTTAGACATATCGGACCAGAGATGTTCTTACATGTACTACATGGAGATGAAGTCTGTCGACAGCTGTTTGCTTTAAAATTAGTAAATTTGTATTATGGCGACTATAACATACTCAATATGGAGCAAGGGTTGGACGTCCTTCTGGTCGTATCAGCCAGACTGGATGATCGGCCTGAATAGTAGCTTCTATACATTCAAGGATGGATCTATATGGAAGCACAATACAAACAGTACCAGGAATAACTTTTATGGAACTCAGTATAAGTCAACTATCACGACTATATTCAACGATGAGCCAACCCAGATGAAGATGTTCAAGACGCTGGCACTGGACTCAAATAGGCCATGGAA